AGCACCTACTAGCAGTAACAAGATGGCCCAAACTCTAGCATCCATCTTTTCTACTTTCTTTTCAATACGATCAATATCTTCGCTCATGTGGGCAAGATGATTAGTTTTAATCGTATCTATTTCTTTGGTTATTATATCTATTTCTTTGGCTAATTCTTTAATGGTCATTTCTCAAATCCTCTAATGTCTTGCGATCCTGCTGTATTAGTACTGCTACGGGTGTTGCATATTCACCATATCCTGGATATGAATACAACCATTCATGCTGTGAGTCTGTTGAATCCAGTTCTTCAGCCATGGCTTGAACTACCCTGTTAGGGTAGTCAACTAACCACATACGGGCTTGATACTGATTCAATGAGGGAATAATTTTTAGATCATGCCATGACACAATGTCTATTAATCCCTTGACATAGGCAGCGTAACTCCAAGGGCATTCTGTACGAATACTCTTGAAGTACGCTAACCAATCAACGCTTTGGTGGCTTCTTGCCTCTTCCACGACCTCTTCCTGGCATAGTTTTCTCCTTTAACTTATATGTTGGATGTATTAGATCTGTATGCTTTGTTTTTATGTACTCTATGAGTCTTTGTGCAATTATTTCTAGTTGATCTAAATTAACTCTACTACGGGGTAAATTGTTTTCTATTTTGCCTAATAAACTATTGCAGCCTCTGTGTAATACCTGTCTCAATAATCCTGTTTTATGATCATGATCTAGAACTGCATCATCTACTATAGGGTTGCCACATAGAGCACAGCAGTTGTTTTGTTTTGTTAATTGTTCTAAGCGATAGTCTTTAATTTGTGTATATTTTAATTTCATCTAGTACTTACATTGATCAACATGTAGGGTAGAAAATATAATGTCAAAACCATTAATATGTAAAAATCAATTATATTTTCTACCATATGCACAAGGACTCGCTCCCTTATTCTTCTACATGAATCCAACCAAGGTTGGCTAATTCAATGTGTTCTTGTTGTGATCTTGTCACACGACTTTCACCTGTAACAGGATTGGTCATTGTATGTGGCTCAAAAGGTTCATAATCATCTTCTTCTGGTACTGAATCTGGTTTGATAATGTTAGGATATTGCAATGCAGCCAATTCATCTTCATCTAGATCTAACCAATCTAATACCTTAACATCAATGGCAGCACGAACACGTGGATCAGTTGGATTGGTATTGGCTGCAATCTGTAATTGTTCAATTTCTTTTGATGTGTCACGGATGTTGAATGAGCCTGGATAGTCAATTTCTCCCATCCATTGTTCGCCTTGATAGGCAAACCAAAACTGCCATATCTGCTCTTCTGCTAGTTCTAGATTATCTGCTTTTTCACTTAGACGTGCATTGAGCAATTGGAATTCTGTTTCCATAGCAACACCACTTAGTGTACGACTTTCTGTGGCACGAACTGCACCTGTGTTGGCCATCTTATCAATGGCTCCAATAGCATGATTAATACTGGAATAAATGCTGTCAATGCTGGCGCCTGTAAATTCAAGTAAGTATGGCTTTAGTCCTGGGTCTAAATTGTCAGGCATGTGAATCAATGATCCTGCACCTGTACCTACTTTGGTTTCAGGAGTTGATACTAGACTTGGATGTGTGTTGATTCTAATGCTGGCTTCTACTTCGCTAATTGCATTGTAGATAAAGCGTTGTTGATCAGCAATGTCGCTGATATCGCTGATGCCAATGCCACGGACTGTGCTACGGCCATTGTAGGCACACACAGCAGGTACACGACCTAATTGATTAATCTCAATGACATCTTCTAACACCACAGTATCTTTAACATTTACCACTGTGGTTCTAACAGTTTCTTTGGTCCACTCTTTAACAGTACGTACATCACCATTTGAGTCTTCTAGATATTTGAAATAATTTAATTCATAGCGTCCACTAGGCTGACGCTACCAAACCCAATCTACCACAACCATTGGAGTCAATAAACTTACATAGGGTCTAACACCCTGTGCTACTTCATCAGCACGAGTTGTAGCGTTTATATTGGGTTTAGCAACTATAATCCAGCAAGCGCCAAACACGCTAGACCAAGTTGATACATCCTTCATAAATGCATCAAGACTACGGCCATCCATGTCAGCATCGCGTAGGAAACTTTCTAATTCTGGAGTTTCACTGTTGTAAAATTCTCTTTTAGGTTCTTCACGGAACAGAAAACTATTATATACTGAAACTACTGATTGACAGTGGTTCTCTAAGGGCGTTGCTTTGAGTCTAGCATTGTACTCTTGTGGAGTTTCTAATTGATAGCGTGTAAGATGGGCCGCGCGACGATACTCCTCACCACCTATATAACTTTCTAACAGGTATTTCCAAATTGTGAAATAAGTTTCATACAGTTGATTTCCTGCTGTTAATTTCGTAACATCTTGTTCTAATGTTTGTATAACATCCATAATTTATTTTTCCTTTTTATGCCAATGCATGACCCCAACGCTGTGGTCTCGCGGTGTCAGGATCAACATCTCTACGAATTGGAAAGATGAAATCTACCGCATAACTCAGTGCATCAAAAATATGATCAAAACCAGAGTCTTTGTCTGGTATCTGAGTGCCTTCTTTGTAACAAAACTTCTCTAAACTTTCTATTGTATATTTACACTTAGGATCTACAAACAGGTGTCTAACGCCATCAGAACTACACAATCTACTGTTCAAGGCATTGATTCTGTCTCTGACTGAATTATGTTTGTTAGGCGCTTTAACGACGAAACCTGCATTTGACAATATGATGTGGTCAGTAAGGCCGCCTGCACTGGTCTTACGGGCCTTGCCACTGGGGTCTGGATAGGCAAAGATTTTGCTCGCTGGATATCTTCTATGTAACTCTTCCACAAGTTCTTGTGTATTACTAGAATGCATAAGGATTTCGTCAATAACATATAGATCGTCTCCAACACGGGTCATAATGGCCGCTGTGATTGGTGAAACGTTAAAGTCCACCCCTACATACAGCACACGAGTATCAGGTTGCACTAATATTCTAACATTATGTTCGCGTTCAAATGCCCATGCAACACGGCCTTCAAAGGTCTCAAATGTTGCTTCAAATTCTTGTCTATATGTACGACTATCTAATTCTTTCTTGGCTGCTTCTAGTTCTAGATCAGTAACAAAGCCACCATCTTTGGTTTTAAACTGCCAACTGGCCCATGACTCATTGTCTTGACTCATGCAGAACAAATCATAACTCCAATTGCTTTTGCCCTTGGGTGTTCCAATAAACAATGCACCGCCCTCTTGGTCTGCTAGTGCAGGACGAATAACTTCAAAGAATGTTTCTGAATCTATTTCACTGACCTCATCAAATACACAGTAGTAAAGACTGGGTCCACGTAGACTATCAGGATTCTCAGCACCTTTAAGACTGATTGTGCTTCCATTCTTAAGTGTAATGCTTAGTTCACTTTCATTGATCTTTTCAATCCATCGTAGGTCTTGTAAGCGTCTTTTCAATGGTTTCCATAAGATCATCTTGGCAGCACGATAACTGCTGGTAATGTAAAATATGTCTTTGTTGGGCACACGAGCATAGAAACACAGTTGTCTAAGGGCTAGAAATGTTTTGCCAAATCTACGCCCAGCAATCACTACCTTAAAACGATGTGGATCTTCTGCTACCCTTTTTTGTGATTCACTTAATTTCACAGTGTTACTCAACCCAGGGTAAAGGTTGATTGTCTTCGTTATTTGTTGGTTGATCCTGCTGTCCCAAATACTGCTTGCCTAGCCAAATAAGCAGGGTAGCATTGCCTTCTAGTGCTGTTTTGATCTGTGCTGAGCGTAGTCTACGCTTTAGTTCTGCACGGCCTTTTGCAATATAATCACTAAAATTGTATTTGAGAGTTTCTCTATTGATTCCAAACCAGTCTGACATTTCTTCCATAGTAGCACCCAAGGCTGCTAATTTCCATATTTCATCAGGAGGTATAACCTTACGATTCTGGCCACGTCCTACTATCAATCCTTCTCGGGTCACAGTGCCCCATTTAGGATTTTGTCTAGGTTTAAATTCCCACTTTTCAGTGTATTTTTGTTGTGGTGGTTCTGCTGGTATTTCACAAGTGCAATCCGTATGATCACAGGCTGCACCCACAGGTGGGCGTAGGTTCAGTGAGCCACTGTCTATTATTTGGGCTTTGTCAATCATAAAAATATTTATGTAGTAGTGAAAAAATCACTGGCATTTAAGGCTATTCTAACCCCCTTATGCCGTGCGGTTCTCAACCTGTACACGAAAGTTTCTACGATCAATGAGTCCATTGGCTGTGGTAACTTTTACTG